AGTCTCTTGCGGGTAGAAAAGTTTGGGAGCAAATAAACTCCAAACGTGCTTATCATCTGTAGCGGTGCAAGACCCTTGCATATTACCTGCTGTAGTGTCGGCAATTGCACGCCCTTTAAGTATTGGGCAGCGACATTCTACCTCTGGATATGCTATGCCATTATTGCCAGTAAGTGTTTTTCCGGTTGGCTTACAAGTTGATGCTGCACACAAAGCATATTGCCCGTCACATATAGTGATGCCTTTAGTTTGTGCTTGTGCATTAAACGCTAAAATAAATCCCAATATAACTAATAATTTTTTCATTTTGATTTCCCTTTATTATTAATAATAGTTGACAAGTACGCAAAAAGGTAGTATACTTAGTTCTTATTTATCACTACGTACATTTACCTTGACAAATACCTCTATCAAACGCATTGGCTTTGCCTGCAAGTTCAGTGAACTCAACCACAAGGGCGAAGTTTCTAGTGTACCCGAAATGACTACTGGTGGCACGACTCTTGCCTGGGCAACTAGAAACAAACGTGCTATTGCCGAAGAACGGGTGTTTGATATAGCCAAACGCAACATTCTTAACACGCACAATCTAGTTAAGAAAATAGGCTCACTAGATCCTGAATTGCGCATGGTTAGATTGACCAGCGATATGCTTAGTTTTTACACACACAAAGATTGGCAACCGTTTTGGCAATCTACTGACATTCAAAAGATGTTAGCTGCATGGTTTGCTCCTATTGGTGAAACAGCCCGAGCAAATGATGTGCGTTTATCATTTCATCCTGGACAATTCACAGTTCTTGCGAGTAGCCGCGAAGAAGTAGTAAATAAGAGTATAGAGGAATTTGAATATCATGCAGATATGGTCAGGTGGTTGGGATACGGCAAGACTTTCCAAGACTTTAAAATCAACGTACACATATCAGGTCGAGAAGGTCCAACCGGTATTAAAGCCGCACTTCAACGTCTCTCACCGGAGGCAAGAAACTGTATTACTATCGAAAATGATGAACTCACCTGGGGAATCGACTCTAGCCTCGAATTGGCACACGATCTCGCTTTGGTGTTAGATGTGCATCACCATTGGGTACACACAGGAGAATATATTGAAGCATCTGATGACCGTATTAAAAGGATTGTTGATAGTTGGCGAGGTAAGCGTCCTACTATGCATTACAGTGTATCTCGCGAAGACGTACTCGGAACTTTTCCCGGAGACCAGCGTCCCGATCTTGCCACTCTACTAGCTTCTGGACACAAGAAACAAAAGCTCAGAGCCCATAGCAACTACCTGTGGTCAGACGCAGTTAATGATTGGGCATTGAGTCACTGGGACTGGGCCGACATAATGGTGGAGGCAAAATCTAAAAACTTAGGGTCTCGTCAACTTTACGATAGATATACTAAGAATCAAGGAAAAATTAATGCTTAATAAATTTAAAAAATGGTTTACATCTGAACCCGAAACACCCCCTCCTGTAGATATTCCACCCGTTGCAGTAGTAAAAGAGAAAAAACCACGTAAGCCTCGTCCTGAAAAGGTTGAACCTCCCCCACCAACTGCTAAAGAAACTGCCACACTCAACAACCAACCATATATCAATATTCTTAAAGTAGAAATTGATCCGAGTGATATCAATAACGGGTCATTTGAGTTGGATTGGAATGACAAATTTTTGTTGAATCTAATCAAAGCCGGATATAAGATGCGTGAAGATGATGCAGATAATGTTATCGTGGACCGGTGGTTCCAGACGGTCTGTAGGAATATTGCTTTGGAAATCTATGAGCAAAATCAAGCTGATCCCGATAACCGAGATGTTAGGGTGATTAGGAGTAGAGATTTGGGTAATGGGAGAACTGAGGTAAGTTAGAAAAAGATTGACTTTAATTATGGTTTAATGTATAATAGTTTTTCATAGACTTTGGAGTTTTAATGAAGTATGCCCTAATCGATACAGCAAATACTTTCTTCCGTGCCCGACACGTTGCCTCACGCAATAGTGATACTTGGGAAAAGATCGGAATGGCACTACATCTTACGCTATCGTCTGTTAATCAGGCTGTTCGTAAATTTGGAATCGACCACGTTGTCTTTTGCCTCGAAGGCCGCTCATGGCGGAAAGATCATTACAAACCTTATAAGGCCAATCGTACTGTTGTAGCTCAAGCATTGACCGAGACGGAACAGGAAGAAAATAAGATGTTCTGGGAAACGTATGAATTGTTTACTACATTTCTACGTGAAAAGACCAATGTCAGTGTTCTGCGTGACGCAACTGCGGAGGCTGATGACCTCATCGCTCGATTTGTGCATCTACATCCAGATGACAATCATTACATCATTTCTAGTGACACTGATTATGTGCAATTGATTAGTGAAAATGTCCAGCAATACAATGGTGTTTCGGGACAATTGATTAAACTTGATGGTTATTTTGATGACAAGGGACGCATTGTCAAAGATAAGAAAACTAAAGAGCCAAAGCTGTTGGGTGAACCAGCGTTTCATCTATTTGAAAAATGTATGCGCGGAGATGCGACTGACAATGTATTCAGTGCTTATCCGGGAGTCCGCACAAAGGGCAGTAAAAATAAGGTTGGGTTGATTGAAGCCTATGCTGACCGCAACAAGCAGGGTTTCAATTGGAATAACATTATGCTACAACGTTGGGTAGATCATAATGGCGAAGAACACCGAGTACGTGACGATTACGAACGTAATCGTGTTTTGATTGATCTGACTGCCCAACCCGATTCAATCAAGGAATCAGTTGATAAGTCAATCGCCGACAATGTCCGCAGAACTATTACTCCTCAGGTTGGGGTGCATCTTATGCGGTTCTGTGGTAAGTATGAACTTACTAAAATCAGTGAACAAGCGGAAACGTATGCTAAGTGGCTGAATTCTGCATACAAAGGCAACCTCACCGTTGCGTAAAATAATACATTGGGAGAATATCATGGACAAGAATGGAATTGTAATTACTGGATTGACACCAAAGCAAGTTGCTATGCTTGATACAATGTGGGCGATTGATTCTGAAGATGATTATCTAGAGTGGCGAGATACGCTGAGTGGCGATGAGGTTGCAATGGCTGACCAGCTAATTCAATTGTTGTTGGTTGAGATTGATGATAACATCGATACCGATGACCTATCTATGACCACTGCCTATTTGAAAAAGTATATGCTGTGAGTAAAATTTACTATGAAAAAGTCGGGAATAGGTACAACCCTATAGCCGAGTACGACGGTGACTATCTGGCTAGTTTCCCAAAGGGTGACCATCTTGTAATGTGTTATCCTGGTGGGATTAGTCGTAGGTACAATGTCAATCCCAACCACGCTGCTATGATTGCTGCAGGCCGAGTTGCCGAGAATGCTATTTGCAAGGCCATCAGTAAAGCAAGCGAACTACGACCACAGCGAACTCCCATTACAGAAGGTCAGCGCAAGGCCTGGAATAAACTTGCTAAAGAGTTTGGAGATGATCTTTGCACCCTGAGCGGGCTATGTATCCAAGACTGTGCAGAAGCTGGCGTACAGGCCATGATCGCCGAAGCCGAAAAGCTAATGCAGAACGAGGCAGTTCGAAAGGCATATGACCATTTTAGGTTGGTATGTGAACTGACGAAAGACCATGCTACATTGTAAATTTGTGATTGATATACCGTGGATACAAGATACCTTTAAAAGTATCTTTAGCCGTAGTGGAGTTATTACGAAACACAAATGTTGGGAGATAGAAATAACTCGATTTTCTGAAAATCTATTTTATTTTGAATGCGATCTTCATTGGCGAGGTAGGGATCATGCTGGCCCCGAAATAACCATAGGCTTGCTAAGTTACGTATTTTCTGTTAAAATATATGATAATAGACATTGGGATTATACTAAAGGAACATGGAATATATGAAAACACTAATTGCAAAACCGGTGATTAAAAATCAATACTGGGTTGTCACTGACGGTGACAAGAAAGTTGGAAATGTTATTGCCAACGGTACTGGGGTGGATCTTAAAATAAACGGGATCAATACTCATTACACTAGCACTACTGAACTAAAACGTAGTACCCGTATTGAGTTTCAAACACTAAAAACCAATAAAACAAAGATAGAAC